GCTGAGCATCCATCTTATCAGCTACCCAGTTCTTAGGGAGATCACGCTCCCTCACTAGACCGCGAGCTTTAAGAACTTCGTCCTTGTGCTTGGGGCCAAGGATGTGAGTCTTTAAACTACGGTCGTAATAAGTTGTGTGACTAAGACCCTCAGTCCAAGAGTTTAGGTTTGACCCAATCAGATTGGGAGCAGACATTTTTAAAACAAAGATCTCTCCTGTGTCTGGATCAACCATAGTCTCTGGTCTTTCAGTGTGCTTACCAAGCCACTCAAAGATACGACCAGTCTTAGTTCCTCGGAATTCGTAGATAGGCATCAGGTAGTTTCTCCTAGCATTTGCTCAGCTATCATACGCTGTGCGCTGCCTCTAATCTGTCCAGCCACGGGACCACCACCAACGGGAAGTCCTTCCTGCTCTTGTGGACTCTGCTCACCACGAGAAGTCATGCCTTCCTCTGGCAAAGCCTGTGGCTCTGGAGCATCAGCAAACTCTTCAGGTAAATCAAAGACATTGATGATGTAGTCTCGTAGAGCTTCTGGCTTGACGCCAAGCTGAGGAAGAACACCGAGTAGCTGCATAACCGCAGAGCGCTTGACAGCAGAAGCAATAGGTGTGCTGGCCTGATCAGCATAAGCATACTTGAACTTACCTTCAAAGTGTTCGCGTGTAAGAACAACTGGCTCTCTGTCAATAAGCACAACCTCTTTCATATCCTCGTCGTCACCAGTCATAATGAGATGGTAAATGAGTGACTGGTAAACCTCACCAATCATCTCAATAGAACGATGGAAGAAGCGAGCCATGCGTCCTATCTCTGAGGCAGAGTATTGGGTTAGAGCAGCAATCTCTGTGGCACTAGCACCAGTTGCCTGACCTCTTGTGAACGGAGCCATAACCGTACCACGCTCTAGGTCAGCACGAATCTCAGCCTTGTAGATCTGATAGTCAGGCGAGAAGGTGGCTTGCGCTAGTGGAACAAGAACATTTCTAGCATCCACATCAGGAGGCACATCAAGCTCAACGATTGACATGTCCCGGTTCTCTGCTAGAATAGCCGCTCCTTCTTGGTCAATGGCTCCCTTGCGTGTGACATAGATACGAGCGTCACGACGGATGCCATTAGCCCAAACCGTTCTCATGGAGTTAATCTCCCACAACTGGTCATAGACGCGACCAAGTGAGGAGTAGCCACGGAGCGGTGAGTCTGGTGAGTAAGACAGGTAGACAGGCACGAGTGGTGAAATGGGTGAGCCGTCTGCCTTACGGAATGGAATAGTGTCTGCCTTGTAAATAACTTTGTTTGCTCGCTGTGCAGATGGCGAGTAGATAATAAGTTCGTCTGATTCAAAGTCATAGAACTCAAAGATCTCCACATAACTTAGGAGGTAGCTACCATCGTAAGAAGCATCGGAAGACTGTGAGTCGTTGCTGTTGTCATAGCCACCACCGATGGTTCCGTTGAGGTAGTCTTCTTTGACGACAGGATCAAACTTGATACCGGGGAACTTCTTCTTTGCTTGGTTGTAAGGCAGGTAGTAGCGGTGTCCAACGAACCTGCTCTCGTGCCACTCCTCTGCGTCGTGGTCAACAATAACATCCCAAGGATGAACCGTGCGAATCTCGACAGCATCAAGCAAGCTTTCGGTTTCCTTGATAGCAAGCTTGAAGAACGAGTAAGGGTAAATCAGTGAATAACGAAGTCCCCTCTCGGCCACAATCATCTTGTCGTAAAGGAACCTATTGACGCAAGCCTGCACGACCTCTGGGTTTCCTTCACCTTTGGCATCAGGTCCGACAGTAAGAGCAGGTGTCTTGCTGAAGAGTGAGGCAACAAAGCCTTCAACATAAGCATAGCCATCACTAGTGTTGACCGTGATGTTGTTTTCAAACATGCTGGCAACTGTGCTATCAAACATAGTTCCCATGTAAGCACGGCTGTAAGCCGTCATTCGATCTCGTTCTTTGTCCCAATAGTTGCGATGATAATCAACAAGGAACTCTACTTCTCTTTCGTTCATTTTAGCGTCTCCCTATTCTGAGTTTTTGCCCCGTTCGTTTGAGCGGGTTTGCTGTTGGGTCTGGTCTGCTGACCGGAGAGGTCGCCTCGGTCATCCAACGTTCGTAGTCTGGCAGAGGCATCCTAGTGTCTTTCAGGTGGTACAGCCCAATGGCATACGCCATACATCGGTCGTCATGGTAGCCGTCCGGTGCAGAGGGGGCAAGTCCCTTGTCTGAGCGAATTAACATTCGCATTTCGTTGTAAGTCTTTTCGTCTAAATAATTGATCATCCTCTCTTCGAGGTAGGTCTTTAACAATTCGTAAATTGTAATCTTGCTTCTGGCTGTGGTCTTAAAGGCTCGGTAGTTTGTCCAGTTATACTGGTGGAGAACTTCCTTAAAAGCATGGCCATGGTTGTTTTCTTCAAAAGCAATCTGTGCTTTATACTTCTGCGCCAAGTTCATACAAGCCTGCGCAAAATCGTTGACGCTCATCATGTTGCTATTCACGATGGCAACTGGAGCGCTTGTCAAACGAGAGAGAACAATCCCTACTGAATAGTCTCCACCTTCGCCGCCTGCTATGTCTACGCCCATAACGTAGTTGTCTTTGGTTGAGTGAGGTGAGATGACTTCAATAGTGTTGTCTGAAATTTTAATCTTCTGAACTTCTTCAAAGTGGTCGTCATAAAAGTAATTGTCTGAAGCCATAGCATATGCTTCTTCAATTGAAAGAGGATACTCACGTTTAAACAAACGCTCGTCTTTCATCTCTGCAATCTTCTTTCGACGCCAAGAGATTTGGTTCTTGTCCAAACCAAACTTGTCCATAATGGACTGCTCGTCATCGGTGACGACAAACTTATTCTTGCCCCACTGGAGAGTATGACGGTAAGATGGGAAGGACGACCAAGGAAGAAACACAACGTGCCAGCCCTCTGGGTTCGTTGCGATCTTGTGAAGCGCATCACCAAAGTGGTTAGCAGTTGATTCTAGGATAAGCTTGCCTTGGTTAACAGAAGCTAGTGTAGAAGCCAGCCAGTTCTCAGGGTCATCATAGAACGCGAACTCCGTAGCGTGAACTGTGTTAAGTGTGTAGCCACGGTCTGAGGCGTCTGACTGGGCGCTCATTGCAATGATGCTGGTGTCCGTGGAGTTGAAGCTGATGCGGTGCCTGTTAATCTGAGAAGGGCGTTTAAGAGGGTCAGGCAGGCTGTTATAAAAACGCTTGTCGATTCTAAGAATCTCGTTAGCTGAACCTTGCTTGTTAGACACAACAACTGAGTTGATTGTCTTGTGGTTTGTGTAAGCTTCCCAGAAACAATAAGCTCGCACGACAGTGGTGATGCCCATCTGTCGCGCTTTAACAATTGCTACACGGTTGTGCTGGTGGAGAGCCTTAATGACTGTAATCTGTTCTGGCGTCATTACTTCGCCAAACTGAACCAGACTACCTTCCTTGTCCTTAATCCAAAGCCTAGCTATGAACAGAACTGGGTCTGAAAGGATCTCGTCTAATGTATATCTTTTACTCGTCAGACTCATCGTCGCTCTCAGCGTGTTCACGAATCTTTGTGTCAACACGCTTAGAGACTGAGATAAGCCATTCGTCAATTGGCGTCTTGCCCTCTTGGTTCTTTGTCATAACACCACGAAGTAGAATTAGAAGCTGGATAAGGTCGCCAATCTTAGCGGTCCTCCAATCTTCCTGATCAAACTTCTTAATCATCGCAGCGATGATAAGTGCTACTGACTTTTCAAACTCTCCTCTCTTGATGCTACGAATAGCGGACTGTGCATTTCTAGAGAGGTCGGGCTCGCCGTCTTTTCTTGCCATCTGAATACTCCGTTGCTTCTAATCGACACGTTTGAGGAGATTGGCTAATTGCTTCTCCTCTCGGCGCGTGAAGTCGTCGCCTTCTACTACTTTAAAATGTTTGTCAATAAGACCCTTTACACTTGTGTCTAGTTCCATGAGTTTGATAAAAGGTCTTGTTACGTTAACGTCCCACATTTCTCGCAAACGCTTTTGCTGAAACCAAGTCTGGTCTAGCCTTGCGATGTAAGTTTCAATTCGATCCTGACTGTATTCTTTGGACATCTGGATTTTCCTTAATCTTATTCTGGCAGCGGATAAACACTTGTCTTACTTTTTCGTATGAACAGTTTAGTTCTTTCGCTACAACACGAAGAGACTTTGATTCTTCAGCAATGCTGTAAAATATCTTTTGCTCTTCCTTGGTTAAAATTCCATCAATGGTGTCGCATAAAAGTTCATAGCGGGCTCTTGAAAGATTGCTTTCAATTGGGTCTTCTGTTTGCATCTTCGGATGGTAGATGCCGGGATTGAAAGAAATTGTTTTAATCCAGTCATCATAGAGGGGACAGTCTACAACCTCCTGCCAAGTGTTGCATGCATTTAAACGGTCTGTGTTTGTGGGTCTAGGAATTCTTTGGGTCATACGACCATAGTGTCGCTTCTTCATAGTGTTGGCTCTCCTTACACTAAATAGATAGTAGTAGAACCAACGGCAATAATCAAGTCTTTTTCTTGCGATTCTTACGAACTTTGTCAATATCAGCTTTAGTGATCTTCTTTCTAGGAGGAGCAACTGCTGCTAACTTCTTCTGCTTTTTAGAATACTTTGAGTAAGGCATTACTTTTTCTTCGGCTTAAAGCCGCCCTTCTTCTTCTTCATCTGCTCATAAGTCTTTGAATCAATTGTAGAACGGGACTTTGATCTGCTTGTTCCGGCTTTCTTGCGCTTGTTTATGTTCGAGTATAATCCTTGCTTGGCCATTACTTAACTCCTTTAAGTCTAGCGATTGAGTCGATGACACCTTGGCTTCCAATATAAATGCCTGAAAGAATAACCCAGTCGCCGCTATCAATGAGGCCATACAAAGCAAGGCCAGTAGCAGACAACCAAACAAGTAGCTTTCGGCTGATAACTTTTGATAATCCTTTGTCGATTGCATTTCTCATTTATTCCTCGCGCTTCTTATTAGAACGGACTCGTTGGCGCTCTGACTAGTCGGTAATAGATAGTCACATCACAGTCGCCTGCGAAGACAAGAGCGATGTTTGCACCAGCAGCGATGGTTGTTGTCTGGGAACCTGACACTCCACCGTTTACACGAGCAGGTGTGCTGGCATCATCATAAGCATAGATGGCTGGGAAGCCAGCAACGGCAGATGTATCAGCACTATCGTCTGCTAAAAAGATGTGTGTCTGATAAGCGTAGCCGGCTGAGTGAGTAAAGGCTGACTGTGAAGTTGCTGTGTAAGAACCAAAAGCTAGTCGGAAGCTGGTGCTATACTTGAAGCCTGAGAACATTCCTTGGGTAGTGCCGTCCCAAGCTCCAGCAACAAACTGTTCGTTTTGTGCGTTGGGGATGTTGGTTCCCATCTGAAAGTAAAACTCAATACCTACAATGTCACCATCAGCCGGGTCAACTGTTGCACCACTATCAGGGTCAATAAGAGCAAAGCGATACTTACAACCATCATCCGGGTTATCAAGGTTAGAGCCAACACGGGTGGTGCCTCTAAACTGTATCTCGGATCCAACGGTCGTAATGCTTGTTTCTAAACTATAAGGGTCAGAGGTAGATACTATGAGGTCTGACGTTAGGAGAGACCAAGAAGAGGTATCCTGCGAGCCGTCAGTAGCTCTTCCAGTCGTACCTCCTTCTGGGATAACCCTGCCAACATTTACTTTGGCAACAGGCATCAGGTTGCTCCTCGACCAAAGAAGAGACTAGCAGAATCAATGTCCATGGTGTTGCCCGCATCTGCCTTGAAGTGAAGGTAGAGCGTTGTTGCGCTGCTGGCAATAAAGGGCAACTGAATGGCATACCCAGCTAGACCATCAGTAGTGGTCGTCTTACCAAGAGCAATTGTAGCCTCGGTGTCTGGAATGACAAGAACATCACCATCACTGTCGGTAGAGATAGCAATGGTAAGCTTTGTTGCTAGGCCAATAGATGACACGTTTACAACAAGATACTCTGGAACAATCTTAACTGAGGAATCGAATAGCTGCGGCAAGGCAACAGATGCTGACTTGGCAGTCTGAAAACTGTTCTGGATGTTTGTAGAACTAGAAACGTCAAAAGAGACTGATCCTAGCTTTGGCGATGTTTGAACTGTTGGCATGTGAAATACTCCTTATTTCATAGATTTGGCACCCTTACACTTCCACCGCTTGCGGCTTAGGTTGTTGGGTGTATTTGGATCATTTTGCTTTTCTTTGGGTAGGCGCTTCTTAATGCCCAATGAACGAGCACAATAAGAATCGCCTTTCTTAGTACCGGGTTTAACACGAGGCCCGCCACCTTTGGCTTTGCCTGCTTGACCGTAAGAAACCTTCTTGGTTCTACCAGTCTTAGGATTCTTAACGGTCTTTACTTTGGCTTTTCCTTTGGCGGGCCTTGGCATATCAGCCTCCTCCCTTATGAGGAGCGTAGCCACCTTCTTCAATATATGGAAGCTTTGAACCCTCGATGACCTCGCCTGTATCAAGAAGTTCTTGTAGTCTTTCAAGAATCATATTTTCTTCCATTTCCAACTTCAAGCGATCATCCTCGCGCTTTTGAATATCCGCTGGGCTTCTGTAATCCTTAGCGGCTTCTCTACTCTTGGCATCTGATATTGGATCTGGTGCTAGTAAAATGTCTAGAACACCCGGCGTAGACTTGTAAGCTTCTCTTAGAAGATCCATTACCTTCTCAAGTTTGGATTGGGTCTTCGGATAACCTGACGGTTCGAAACCAAGTGCACGATACATTTCGCCCGGCTCCTTAGCTTCTCGGGCCATGGCCTTTTCAACCTTTGTTACAATCGCTGGGTCACCTGATTTGTATACGCGACCTAAGGCATCTTCGTTTATTTCATCTTCGAAGTATAGCATCGCTTCTTCCATTAAGTCCGTAGCAATTAGGCCGTCCATCGCGGCGCTGCTAATCGCTTTGTAATCCCATGGAATACCTTTCTTTTCTAAAACTTTTCGAATAGTTTGTTCTCTGCTTTCAGCCATAATCATTTCTCCTTTTTGGTTTTGATCATTAATTCAACATTGTCGAGCTTGTCTTTAACTTCATCAAGCTTTTCATCTATGCGTTCTAGCCTTGCTTGAACGGAGATGCTCTGCTCTCTTAACGCTTTGACTTGCTCGGCATTAACATCTATATCATCGGCATAAGCCTCTAATAAATCCAATCTATAACCAGTGCTGTAATAAAAGCTGGCAAGTGTTGCCATTACCGCGCCGATTGCTAAGATTTCTTTAACTGGCACATTTGAAAGATTCATGCGAGTTTCCTCATTACAATAAAAGTTTTGTCTATTCCAGTTCTTGCTGGACTGCTCTGCGAATAGTCTCGCGTCTTTGAGCTTCATCCTGCATCTGTTCCATAGCCCCGATGCCTGTTGCCACAGGAATGTCCCACCAAGGCTGGCCGATGCCATAGCGCATAACGTCTCCTTCTAGCTGAGGAACAAGAATATCTGACCACTCACGGACAGGTCTGTCTATTCCAGTTAGTAG